TTTCTTTATGATATTTAACAGGTTATTATCTACTTGAAAAATATCAATGCCATGATCATGGCTTGGATCATGAACCCTATCGAAATGGTTAGTATATTCAGTACATCTTTTTGAATAATAGATTTAAAAAACATTAATATCAAACCAGTCCATAACATCAATACGATATCCAATGCCGGAGTATTATCAGTTAATCCTGTCATCAATGCCAATAGAGATGGAAGTGTAGCGGCGTGTAAAACGACGATGGCTAACCATCCAACCATTTCGCTACTAACTGTTTTCGCTTTATTATCAATAAAAGCTTTGATATTTTCTAAAAAATTAGACATCTTTTCCATTATATTTGTTCCTATAAAAAATGTGTGCGCCAATCTTTGTGATCTTTTCTTTACTATGCCAGTTAGGATTCACATAATCTGCATGATAATATAATGCATCTTCTAAGCTGGGCAGTCTAAACCCCTCAAGATAAACCTTTTTCGCAACTTCATAACTGTCTTGATAAGCCTGTTTGTTGACTGGGCGATTTTTATGCGTAGCATCACAGTACCAACTAAATTGGCAAACTACCTTCTCAAAGACTATATTTTTTTGGTGTACTACATCACAAACATCTTTGGGAAATTTTGGATCGTTGACCCTATTCATCGTGACTTGTGCTACTGCTACCTTGCCTTCAAATGGTTCGTACCCTGCTTCCCTATAAATATTGAGAGCAATGCACTGCAAGTCTTTTTCGACCTTAGAAACAGAAATCATTTTATATCCAGTATATATGGATGAATTAGCAAACTTATAATTCATGATCATATTGACTAGTGCGATGACTAAACACAAAGATAAAACATAATAGGAAAACTTTAAAAGTTTTTCCATTTTTTCTCCTTTCAGATAAAACTATCCTAAGATAGTACATGCTATCAAAATATTGATAGAAATTCTAACGAATTGGTGATACTATTGTACCCAACAGTCGCAATTGCAACGAATAACTTCGTCAATCGCTTCTTGTACTGAATAAATTGAAGGTGTGAGTGTTCCTGAGACTAGGGGGCTATTAAGATTTGGTGGCAATAAATTTGAATATGGAGATCCAGAAAATGATTTTACAATGCTTCCACCCGCTGTATACACGGCGGGTGAACCATCCTGTGAGGGGACGCCCGGACCTGCGGGCTGCACGGGTCCAGTTAAAACAGCTTGAGCCGGGCCGAGAGGTTGTCCGTACAGCACAGCATTTAATATTGTGCCTAAAACTGTATTATCTGTTGTTGTGCCGCCTTGTCCATTAAAATTTGCATTTGTAATTCGTAAAATATTTGTAGCTGGATCTAAAAAACCAAAAGTTTCAGGAGGAACTGCTTTGGCATCGACTGAGCAATCACTGACACCTAGATTACTGGGATTGGTAAATTTTTGTTGTGAGTTAGGTACATCAATACCGTTACGGGCTCCGGGAATAGACCCATTTGCCAATAATACTGATGCTAGTGAAGGATCTAGTGTGTCTGGTATGTTATTATCCTGATCAATTCCAAGCTCTTGTAATCTTAGTGCATTCCTAGACTCACGCATTAATCCAATGATAGATTGCGCCCCGGGATTACAAACATCTGTTATAGCTTCCATCGTTTGTGCTGCACCATGAGGACTAGTATCCTGTGCCATGACAGGCAATGTATCTACAAAAACTTCTTGTGAAGTTGGATACAGATTAACGAATCTATCTCTGGGGGTAGGTACAGGAGGAATAGCGTTATATCTTGTTCTTTGTTCTATTGTAAGCTGAGTACCTGCCATATCATAGTTGATGTTTAATGCCTTCGCTACATTCGGTTTACTATTGAAAATATTTTGAATTTCAGTATTGGAGTCGTCAATATAAGATTGCACAATAGAACTCATGGTAGCTGACCATGCGCTAGCGTTAGTTACAGTATATGCAGTGTTTGTTAATCCTGTATATCCGTAGGCTGTCGGAGGTGATTGTATTCTCAAAGTAAATCCTGGGTCAGGTGGAGTTGGACTTCCTCCCGAACCGTTAGGTTGTTCTGAGGTTGCTCCTAATATAAGATTCGTAACACAACCAAATGTTCCAGGAACATTTGTACTATTAGTATCAATTACGACTGTAACGGTTGGTATAGTTCCGCCTGAGGTAGTGCCCACAATTTGTGCTGTAGGAGTGGGCGCTTCTCCTCTAGAGTATCCTTTTCCTTCAGTGGTGAGAGTAACTCCAGTAATAGTATAGTAGTAATTATAATTTCCACTGAGTGGCGGACTTTCTTCTGCTCTTGTGGTATACTGCACTGTTCCTGCTGAATTATTCCATATCACTGCTAGATAGAGTTGTTTATATATATTTTCTAAGGTAGGTGTACTAAGGTCTTGTATACCTTTATAAATATCTTGCCAATGATATGGCAATCCACTCATGCAACCAAAAAAGTCGCTAAATGTATATGTCCCGTAAGGACCAGTACCTAAAGCAGTAAGATTTAACCCTTCATTGGCTAATGTTGTATCTACAGGTACATTAGTTCCATTTACTGAATTTAATCCTTTGGTGGTCTCCATAGAATTTACGATTTGAGCAAATTTTTCTATGGGAATAGTTGTTATGTTTCGTATCTGCTGCATTGCCGCAGAAAATGCGCCGGAAGTAATCGCTATATCTTCTGGAACTATATTTGTGAGATACGACCCGAACCCCGATCTAGCTACTTGTAAATTTAAATATTCTGCCATAATATCTTACTTTTGACTTAAATAATCTAATGCATCAAAGGAAAGCTTTGTTCCGCCCCCCCCACGAACAACTTCTTGAACTTGAGGGGCTGAGGGAACTTGTGCTGCCCTCGAAAGATAGTCTTCTGCTTCTGATTGTATGTAATCTTTAAACGGAAATTCTTGCTTAATTACTTCCTGTACGATTTGCTGCACCTCTTGTGCAGTGGGTTCTGGTTCAGTGATAGGTTGTTCAATGACAGGGGGAGTAACTTGCGGTATAACAGGTTCAATTTGTGCTGCAATTGCCGGAGTCGATAACCTGCTGCTTACAAAGCTATCTTCATATATAGGATAATATGTCTTGCTGTTAGTGATTCCTGGTGTAGCGTTATATATTGGTACCGTCAATGAATAATAAGAATTTGAAAATAATTTTTTAACATTTAACAAATCTGCCAATGATTCAAGTCCCTGTGTCTTGCAATTCAACGGCACTAGGATATCAATTAAATCTTGACCTACGATTATCAGAAAAGCACCATACATTTGCTGCTCTTGTTCAGTAGTAGCCTGAATAACTCCTGAAGAAATTTCTTCAATTTCAGTGCTCCTTAATCCAGACGCTAGTAATGCTAGACTTAATGACTGCGTAAATCCGTTATTTTTTCTAAGGTTGATCAATAAATTAGATGGTAATCCAAATATTGATATGGTTGATAAATCTATCGCTTTTCCTAATGCGATAAGATCCTGTCCAAAAGTATTCGTAGCCAAACATACATCGGTAATATCTCCAGTAATCAATGAATCCATATTACTGTATGTGCCTTCTAAGAATTCTAAGGAATTTTGCATAGCATAGATCATTTTATTTGTATATTCGATAAACGCAAATGCTTGAGTTACTGATGAAAGGTAATCACGATATTCAGGCATGTCATCCCAACCATTGGTACCATAGTAAATACCATTCCAGTTAAACTCGTTCCATGCTTGTAATGCATAACATCTTATAAATCCCCACTGAGTAATTCCTTTGCCAGTGCCGTTATTTGACGGACCGTTTTGATATGTCCAGGGCAACCAAGCCAATGCTTGTGCGGCTGTGCTGCTTGGATCACCTGTGTTAGCAGCTTCTTTGAGATAGGTTACGGGTTTAGAATCGGGAACAGGGTCGTCATTTGGAGGGTAATTGCCCCATGTAAAAGTATTTGTCGGGCTATTACCTAAGGCAGGAATTACATTGGCTCCAATAGTTATGAGATTATTATATGTTGTACCATTTAATTTACTACCACTATTAAAAGTGCCATTAGTATACGCATCATTAATAGCATATGTTAGTAATCTCAATACTGTTTGATTTACTAATTTACCGGGTTCGTAGTTAGCATAATACTTACTACGGCCCATATAGCTTTCGGAAACAGGATTAATATTAAGTCCCTCATCCTGTAACAAGGTGCTTAAAGCATTAACGCCTAGTGGGCTTTGTTTTCCTGAATTAGCCATTAGTATCCTTAAGGTACAAATACATCGGGACTACCTTCTACTATCTTGTGTCCACATGTATTTCCGGAACCTACTCTCAGTACAGGGTCTCCCTCACAAAAAACAGTAGGGCTACCTTCTGTAGTTTTTGCAGCTTTATGGGGAGGATGGGGTTTTTTGCCCCAAGGAGCATGAGGGGTGATCGAGCTGACATGCAAGCCCACTTGTATGCCGTTAGCAAACACTGTTCCGGCTCCACGAACAATCTGCCCGCCTGTTGTATTTTTATCACCCTTCCTGCTTAAATTTGGCATATTATCCCATTACAATTTTTTTATCAGGAACTTTTATTCCTGTTGTTACTTCCAGATATTTAACTTTAACACTATCATCGGTTTCGCCCATGAGTGCAATACTATTTGTATTTAGCTTGATTTCACCCTTAGGATTTGCAGTGAACATGCTAGGCACTAGCCCCATTCCTTGAGGTCCGGGTGCGATTGATACCGGTTCTTGAATAACCACATAGGTATCAGTGATAGATAAAACTTTTGATACCAATTCTTCACCTGAATTTAATTTGAATGTGTAAACCTGATTTTCTTTGATAGTGTTTTTCATTTATTTCCTTAGTTAAATTATGCTGCTTTTGATAAAAGTTGTTTTAATTCAGTAAATCCACCCACATAACTTTCATCTAAAAATATTTGTGGTACGGTTCGTGCAGTAGGGACAGCCTCAAGCAATTCTTCTTTAGACCATCCGTCTCCTATTTTTCTTTCTTCGAACTCTATTCCCTTTGATTCTAAAAGTGATCTTGCTTGATCACAGTAAGAACAATTATACTTACTCCACATGATTGCTTTCATAGATTTTCTCCTTATAATTGTGGTAATTCTTCATATTCTATACTATCACTCATGACACCGATCACATAGTTAGTGCTTTCATTTTCTTGCAATGCTGTCTGCTTTTTGCTCGTATCACTATGTTTGTTAAACCAGGGGATAGGAGTAGTCTTTGGAGCATTATTCCAGTATTTGATTCCAATATCTTTCAACGCATTATTTGCTGTATAGTCAACAAAATCTTTGAGAATATTAGCATTCAATCCGATAACAGGACCTTTCTTGAACAAGTATTCTGCCCAAGCTTTTTCTTCTTGTATCACATCCCTATAAATCTGCAAGACTTCTTCCTGACACTGTTGTGCTATTTTTGCAAATCTACTGTCGTCTTTGATCACTTGATTAATAAGATAGGCTGTCCAACCCTTGTGTAATAGTTCGTCTTGTAGGATCAGGCTGATAATATTGCCATTACCGATGAAGATTTTATTCTCTACCATTGCTAGACTTGTAGCGAACGATACCATGAAGCGAAATGCTTCTAGAGCATATGATGCATGGAGCGCGAGATAAATTGCTTTGATGTGTTTTTCTTCATCGATACTTTCGCCGATTTCAATGAGGCAATTGATCTTGTGCAGGTCATCGTAATATTTTCCAATACTACTTGCCATGTCAATGATCTCTTTAGTGTCATGAATGGTATTAAACACATCTTTAGGCACATTGTATATGTTGCGGATGATGTGGCTGTAGCTGCGGCTATGTATATTTGTCTCAAAGAATGTCCAGTTGTATACTAATGCTTCTAATTCAGGTAAGCTGATGACGGGTGTAAAGATTTGACTAGGACCTCGACCCTGAAGACTATCTAATGCTGTCTGTCTTAATAGATTGCTCGTAAATATGTGTTTGACTGCCTCGCTGGAATTCTTGAAATCTTGAGCATCTTTCGTCAAACTGATCTCTTCAGGAACCCAGAAAAAACC